CCTTGGAACTACCCTGGCGGAAAGTCACAATAGACTCCAGTGTCTTGGCTTTTTCAATAATAGTTTCAATGACCGGTTTCTTGTTCTGACATTCAGACAGCTGCTTCTGGAGTATGTCCGCACGGCCAATTGCTTCCTCTGT